ATCTGAACAACATTTTTACAGTGGTTATCAACTGGTGTGTGTCTAATTCTTTGATCGTATTCCTCTGGAGTCTCTAAAATATATCTATGTAAGTAATATCCATTTTTATAATCGTTCCCTCCAAGATATGATCTAATATAAAATTCCCAATTAGAAATATTTGCGTGCCATAGAGGGTGCTTACTTGTTAAAAATTTTCTATCCATCAACTCCACCTTTGAAGAGGGTTAGGTTTAAAATCCCGTTTGACTGGAAAATTATATTCAACCATGTACCCCAAAGCATCATTAAAATGGTCGTAGCCACTGTCTTTATCAGGCACATTTGTTCCCTCTTTGTATATCTGTCTTTCTATCGACTTAATAACATTTTTGCAAGATTTTAAAACATATAAACTATTTACACCTTTAGCATTTTTAAATTTAGAATTAACTGCATTTATTCTGTCTCTAACAAGAGGTGCTTTGTTTCTTACTCTAACCTCGAACCCAGCATTTTTTAAAAGTGCAAGATCAGTCATACCTCCGGCAGATGTCTTTCTAGCTTTAGAACTTGGGTCAGGATAAATAACTATTTTTTTATTTGGGTATCTATTTTTTATCTCGTCTATCATTTCATTTGTGTTTGATGACCATATTTGTATTTCGTCAATAATATATATCTTATCATTTTCTATTACAGAAACAACACCAGCCATCGGGTCTATATTAAAATCTTGGCCAATGTGTATTGTGTTAAATTTATGTTTGTATGTATCAATAATATTTTTATCTCTATCAAAGTTGTAATAAATAATTCCAGCATAGTTTACAAAGGTTGCTAAATACTCTTGTTGGAAAGTTCTCTCATCTAGATCATTCTTTGCTTGCTCAATCTCCGACTCAGATACCTGACCACCCTCTAACGTAGTATATTTAAAACTCTGCCATTCCGGGTCTCGTTTACTGTATAGATCATAAGCAAAATTAAAGCCTTTTGGACTTGAACAGAATAAAGCATGGCCCAATGTATCTGATAACGTAGGTCTAAGAACCTCGTACCAAGCCTGTGGTTTGATGTCAGCAAATTCGTCTAGGACGATAAAATTTAGGCCAACGCCTCTCAGGCTTTGATCGTTGTCTGCACCTTTCAGACTTATGAGAGTGTTGTTTTTTAACAACAGTGATAAATCAGACTCATTTATTCTTTTAACCCATCTATGCCTAAGCATCATTTCTTTAAGCATATCCCAGCAAATAGTTTTACTTTGACGATAACTAGGGCTGACGTACCAAACCCTTTGATTTGGAAACCTAGCAAATTTAGCCATTTCCTGTATTGCTAAAAATGTTTTACCAAATCTACGACCAGATATTAGAACTCTAAATCTTTTATTGCATTTAATTACCTCTCTTTGAGGGTCAGTAAGTGGCATTAAATCTGATCTCCCCAACTGTGCCAGCCCTTTACTTTTTGTCTAGCAAACAGTTCTACTCTTGGAAGATCGCCACATAACTCAATAATATTATCTCTAATTATGTCTGGTTTCTTACTATGCTCTTCTCTTCTACTAAATACTAATTGTTTTACTGATTTAGAAATTCTTTTTGGTTTGCCTTTAGTAGCTAGCAAACATTGTTCCGGGTTGCACCTTGTCCAGTAGCCCATGCCAGTAAAATATCCATCAGATTTTATGTTTTGTTTTACCCATGTGAAAGCCACTGTTTTATATGTAAAGCCCCATTCTTCAATGACCCTAAAAGCCTCTGGCAACATCGAATCAATAACCCAAAGAAATAGAGTGCAATTATCGTCAGAAATATCAGAAATAGGTAGCTTACAAATATCGTCAATACTAAGGGTATTATAATACCTGATAGCAGATCGTTTCTGCCCTTTTTCTGAATAGGTTTTAAATGACCAAGCTGGGTCTGCATATATTATTTGTGCTTTGACATTTGGTAAAGGTATCACTCAACATTCCATGCCAATGGTTCGTCATCTTCCGTAATAATGTTTTCTGACTGACCTAAGATTTGTTTACCTAACCATATCTGCATTACAACATTTCCTTTTTCTGCACTCTTCCATTGTAGCTGTCTAAGCCTCATTTTCATTTCTGCTCTACCTTTTGTCAGAAATTCCGAATAACTCTTCTCAATGAGATCAGCACTACAACCGAAGAAATCTCCGATCTCTTTATTAGTACAGCCTAATGTTGCTAATTTTTTGACTTGTTCTTTGTCAATATTATACTTTTTTGGTCTCGCCATAATCCTCTTACCCTATGAGTTAGGTAAGTTCTGTTTATCAAAAAAAGTAAAAAAAATATAGCAATATTTACTGATACTCGTTTTTCATACCTAATTCATTAATAGCCTGTTCTTTAGTTAAAAAACCTTTCCTTATACCCATATCAATCACATCTTTATTCTTAGCGGCATAATCTTTAATAAACCTAGTGACTTTGTTGTTTTTGATAGCATCAGTAAACATCTTAACTCTGTCCTCATCTTTAGTTATAGTTACTCCAAAATTATATTCTTTCTTAGGAACGACATCTAAATATTTTTTTGCTGATAGCCAGAATGCGGGCTGTTTGGCAAATTCTTTATCTTTTACCGAATCATAATAAGAATTATACATATCCGCTAATTTCTCTGGTTTTTCTAACCACTCTTTATCAACTTTGTTAAAGTTTTTTTCTGCT